GGCGCAAAAAATGTGCGTAAAAGATAACATCATTAAGGAATATGAAAATTGTAGCGTAGTCAATTTCAATCTACAATTCTACAAAAGGATTCTCAAAGCTCTCAATATCAACCCCAAAACCGTTTGTAAATAGTAATAATGATATTAAAAGTTAAAAATAATTATATAATATACATTAGATTATCGGAGATTACATTAGGGTTTGCTTTATCTCTGGCAAGTTGAAAGTAGAAATCCATTTTCCTTCTACCTCGCACATACACTCTTTCCAAGCATTATTTTCAGAAGTACGGTCGGGTCTTTCTACTTGATAATGTGTTTTAGTAAAATGATACAATTTTTTATATATTTTTTCATTATATATTATTCCATTCTTAGATGAATCATAAAAACCAACCCAAGCTTTATTGATACCAATAGTATGAGAAATGCGTTGTCCATCCATAAAACATTTTGCCATATCACGGCATCCGCGGGACTCTACAATCTTATCAGGATTTATTCTTATAAACAATTCTTCATCTTCATCTTCTTCTCCGTCTTCTTCATCCTCTTTACGGGGTTCTTCCCACATTTCACCATCCATCAAATCAAAGAACATAAGAACTTCTTCGGGCGAAACCTGAAAGAACTCTCTTTTAGGATTAACTCTAATAGTATATTGTTCAAGAAGCTTATGAAGTGTTTTTTCTTTTTGATAAGGATTACTGACCTTTTTAGCAAACTCTATTTTGTAAGGCGCAGGAGGTCTCCAAGTATCCGCGACATTAGCTTCTTTCAATCTAACATCGGGAGTTCTCATAGTCATACCAATCTTTAGACTTTTCAATTCGGGATTTGAGAAACAGTAGATAAATCCGTATTCCATTTTAGAGCTTTTCTCAAGATTAAAATCTATCTCTTGCGTTTTACTCAGTCTTTAGGATTATAGGGGGTATAAAAAATAAACGCAAATCATTTTTTACTCTAATATTATAAATTATAGACCATTTTTATAATACTCTATCTATATTTCATCCAAATGTTTCCTAATAAGTTCTTGCCTAATACTATTATCTCACCATTCTCTATTTTGGCTCTCCCTTCCCAAGGCCTCGTTTTTTCTAATTTTTCGTCGCTACATCTCATAGCCGGATGTATCAAAATCTTATTTCCGCTTTTTAGCAAATCTTCTCTTACTTCTTCATAATTTGCCGATTTCCAATTACATATGCTATGTTGAACATCTATACTAATTGAATGCCATTTTTCTAACTCATCGCGACTCAATAACAGCCCCTTCTTACCTCCCATTTTCTTCGCACAGGCACTCGTTTTATATTGCGAAGGCTTCATAAATGTCTTACCATAATCTATAAGCTCGGTCTTTCTATTTTTATCCTCGCATAATTCTCCAAGTCTAGTATATTTTTCTCCTTGAAAACAATACTCGCCACTTTCATACACTCTTTCATTATTGTCCGCCATAATTACCACGTCTTTTTCCCAAAAATTACTCAGCGTTCTATACTCTTTCTTCGCTGAAAAGAAAGTTATAACAGAATTATTAAGAAGAGTTTTGCTCATAGCTTTTATCGGCTGTAATAAAATAATGTAGTTGTATTGAGTCAATTTTTCGCCTTATGCCTTGCGTTAGCACGGCCTAATCGGAATCGCTTGATGTTTCTGAGGATGAATCGCCTGAGTTGTCGGAGTTATCTACGGAACCCCCGCTGGTGTAAGGTTCAAAGCCGGAACTCATAGGTTCGCTCGTATTTTTTAAAATATGCGGGTCGACCAGCGTCTTTTTAGAAATATTGTTAAGTTTGCTGTAATCATTATCGGTAATACCTATCATAGATAGAATATCCGTGTTTTCGTCCATAGATAAATAAATCAGCGTCATAGAAAACACGAATATAATGGCAAATACTATAATATTGTTAGTTGTAAGTAAATCAGCTGATATATCATATTTTTTATTAGGATTTTCCGATTCCTCGTTATTTATATTTATATAATGATAAATACTAAATAATATTACAGAAATACAGGAAGCGTATAATATTAATATATACATTATCTATTTATTTTTTTTATAATTCTTATACGAAATATTACGCGCCACGAGAATACTCTAGGCTATACTTTTCAGCACGCCACGAGCAATTTATTTTTCCTTAAAACATTTATTGATGTAATCAAGGATGCTCTTGGGCTCTTTGAACTTGGCGACAACTCCCTTTTTCTCCTTTTCAATCGCCTTCAATTTAAGTTTAAGCCCCTTTATCTCCTCCTTATTAATTTTTTTATCAAGTTTAGGTATTTTCTCATTAATTTCTTCAATCTCATTATTAAGATTGCCCAATTTATCTTCCAAATTAGAAGTGCTAACATCAATATTACATATAATATCATTCATTACAGGATACGCGAACTGGCTTTTGTCATTGCTCCTGTCTATATAACTTATTAAGCCCGCGATGTTATTCATTATATCTAATATTTTATTATCGTTAATTATACCGTTATCATTACAGTATTTTGTTTTAAAATCGTCAAAGTTTTCAGGCATTCTTTCGTCATTTTCCAATAACAGATTGAGTATCTTGATAGAACTCATAGGGTCTTCGGTAATAGGCGTAGCAGACATAATAATTAATCGGAGAGAGTTCTTTCCGGATACTGAATAAGAACGCTGAATCATATCCTGAAGTACCGCAGGATTAGGCTTTTCAAGAGCCGACAAAGAATTGCTATATATCTTGTGAATCTCATCAATTATTATAAGCGTCTTCATGAAAGGGTCTTCCTTCCCATTAATTTTCACCATCTTATCATAAAACTTATTTTTCCCTTTAATCATATTAGTAAATTGCTTGTATGATATAGGTTGTATCCAGCTATCTCCTAACAACTCCAATCGTTTCGCTCTAAGCTTGGGAATCTCCTTGATTTCGCCACTCTTCAACTTCTCCTGTATTATTACATTACATATGTTGTCAAACATATTCTTCCATATATCTTCTTTCAGTGTATGTCGCGTAACCCATAATATAGTATAGCCCTCCTTATTAAATGTATTGGTAGCCGTAGCGATAGCCGTACAAGTTTTCCCAGAGCCTACGCTGTGATACAAGAAGATGCCCTTGTATGGCGATTGTGGCGTGAGATATTTTTGGACAAATAATTGCGTATTAGAAAAGGATACAATCTTATTTTTCTCGGCCTTCTCGTCGTCTTTCTTTAAGTCGGCTATACATTTATTTTGAATAATAGGAATATCCCAATAATATTTCTTATAATTTTTAAAGATATATTTATTTAAATCTATGATATTCAGTTTGGTCTCAGGAGGTTTCTCCTTCTGTCTGTATTCTTTCATATTCTCGTTGATATATTTGTATATTTGTATGTAATTCTCACTATTTATTTTGTTAGCCCGCGATATCTCTTCTAATTTATCTAGCAATTTGTTGCCGTTTTTCTTAAAGAACACTTGTTTATTCTTCCATATTTCGTTAATAGCATCGCAATAATCTTTGCGCCTACTTATATGTTGGCATAAATCTGTTTTAGGAAATTTCTTATTAAAAGCTTTGATTAATATAGAGTCTTCAATATTAAATCGGATTTTCTTTTTAAAGACGCCTTCCCACGATTTATTATCATTTTCGTCTGAATTGGACTTTTTAAAATCCTGTAAATGTTTTACATATTCTATTTTAATAACTTGAAGAGCCGCTGTAATTAGTAAATTATCCGGGTTAAAGTCGCCTATATTATATTCCAGAATGCCTTTGCAATTCTTTTTACAATCAATGATATCAACATCATTTCTATAAGTCCCGCGAATATTATTAATTTTAATAATGCTCTTGTTATTTCCAAAACCCGTATTGTTTTTAATGTAATTTAAAAATCTATTATTTTTCGTTGAAATAAAATGGATATTTTCAGTGAGTGGCAAATCTACAGCAGAGGCTATCATAATATCCTCCAATTCTGCAATAAAGTTTAGGATACTTATATTCTCATTGCTATGTTTAATAAATAAATCGTGCACTGTCATATTATCATCGTATTTTATATTGTATCTATAAATATTTAGAGGCCAGCCTACATTAGGTATAAAAGGTAGTCCCGATTGTCCGCAGTATCGCGTGCCTCTTCCAATTACTTGCGTATTTTCTGCTTTCGTTATTAGCGGCTCCAAGATATGCATATATTTTACATCAAATACATCAATCCCTTCCTTAAATCCCGAATCTAATATTAGAAAACGCATATTTTTACCATAAACATTCCCTTTTTCTCCTGTTTCGCGATTATTCATAATGGCCATCATATTTTTTTTGAGACCCACACTCAAAGGCTTCTTATTAACTACGGATTTTGTCAATAGGCCGAAAGTATTGTAATTATCTTCATCTGCGTATTTCGTTTTTAATACGCCATTATTATAAACAGGTTTAAAATTGTTAGCTATCATAGCAGATGCTAACATTTTTGCACCATTACTGCCTTCAACATCACTGTATATGATATGTTTATAATATTTGCCATCAGCTGCCATATCCTTATCGTCCAGCTCTTTGATTTTGTTCAACATATAATTAATTTTAGGAGACATAAATGCTAAATCTTTTAAAACGCTTTCTTTATTAAACTTATCAGAATCAAACTTATATTCAGGCTTAACGTGTGCCCATGTACTTGTATTACGAATACACAAGGCTTTCTTTGGTATATTGTTATTCATAATTCTATAATAAATAAACATAATTAAATAAATATTCGCAAAGAAGGTATAAACATATAACTATATTATAATATATACTTTCGCGGATTTCGCATTTTCATAAGTAATAGAATAATGAGGACTGAATTAACTATGAAGCCTTTGAGAGATATTATAGATAATTATCAGATACCTGAGTTGCAGAGGTTAGTTGATAACGGGCATATTGTAAGTATGGTAGAAGACCAAAAGAGCGAATATGATAAATATAAGTCTTTTTCTATGCTACAGAGTTTCACGATTGCCTATATTGTTGAAGAGAAGAAGGGGTATATTTTAGACGGACAGCATAGAGTTGAGGCTTACTCGCGATTAAAGAGCGAAGGATATGATATTGATAATATCCTCGTGCCGATTGTAAAATATAATGTCGGGAGCATAGAGGAGGTTAATGAATATTTCAAGAAAATCAATAAACATTCTCCAATAAAACCCATATTAAACCTTGTAGCTGTAGAAAAAATAATTTTACAATGTTTAGTAGATAGATTTACAACTAACTATTTTAAAGGCGATTATTCTGATAGTATCGTAGGAAATGTTGAAAAAAACTATCAGTGTCCTCATATATCTCTGAATGATTTAGGGAAGCATATAAAGGCGAGGAATATCGTAGGAAAACTCGGAAATAGCAATAAAACTGAGAAAGATTTGTTTAATTATATATTGAGTGTTAATGATTATCTTGAAAGCATCTCGGCGCATCAGTTAGACCCGACATACACGAAAAGATTTGAGAAATGTAAAAATAAGAAGGAGAAGGAGCGATGTAATAACGTATGTTATTTGGGGGTTTTCAAAAATTACGAGTGGCTTGATTTGGCTTTACACGCTTTAATCAATTCGCTTGATATTAGCAATATAGGAATGCGGTTTTTTCAAGATGTCTTGGCTAAAAATGATAGAAAGACGATTCCTTATGAACTCAAAAAAAGGGTATGGCATAAATACAATAATAACGATATGATCGGGAAATGCTATGTGTGCGATAAGAAACTTGATATCAAAGATATGGAATGCGGGCACATAATAGCTCACGCATTAGGCGGAGAGATGACATTGAATAATTTGCAGCCTACTTGTAAAACTTGCAATCGCGATATGGGAGTTATGAATCTCAACGAATATAAACTGCTTTTCAAATAGATACTTATAATACTTAAGAATAAATAAAAAATGATTATTATTTTTAACACAATTATTATCATAATAAATGCTAGTAATTTTCAAAATCTCAAGTATTCTATTGATGGCTATCTTCTATTCCTTCTCGATCTCCAAAGTGTTCTCTTTCAGTAGCCGGCCGAATATTATGAGATGCCCCAGTTATCCTAATATGAATAGCATATACAATTATACATACAGCTTTCAAAATATAGACGCTGTAATGTGTAGTAATTATAAATATATCATTAATGATAAAAAAAAACGCAATATATATCTAAGGCTACGAGAGAATATGGTAAATAGAAATGTATATTTGTAATGTATATTTGTTGCATATTGTTACATATTGTTATATATATCTTATATAAATAAGATTAGTATTAAATAGATATTAATTTTTATTTTTTAGAGCGTATATATCTTCATAATACTTGATTCAATAATATAACATTTATTATGAATGAACTTTTGTATCAAGTAATTGTATTTATTAGCAGGTTGCTATGCGTCTCTCTCCTGATATTTAATAAATCCTCTAACCTTTTTAATCTCAATTCTTTATCATTATTCATTTTAATTAATTTCTTAACAGCACCATATAATGCATAGTTTATTTGTCCTATATCTATCGAAAGCATATCTGGAATATTTAATTCATCGCTATTATAACTATTTGTAAATACTGACTTTGGAAATATATCTTCTATTTCCTGTGCTATAAATCCTAATTGATTCGTATCCTGATTACCAGTCTTAAACTCTTTAATATAATTAAACCTATATAAGTTTATTTTATGTATATTTTCATAACATTTATCATATGAAGCTCCTTCTATGTTTTCTTTTATCCTTCTGTCTGATGTTTGCGACCAATTTGCAAGATTATTAGCACGATAAATATTACCATTTGTTCCTAACATTTTAATATAATTTTCTTCGTATCCAGCATATGAATATTTTACAATAAAATCATCATTATAGTTACCTATTTTAAAATCATATTTGCCATCATCAGAAGTCCCTCTTCTCAATTCTATGACACAACTTCCTGATCCAATATTATTAATATTTAAAGTGGTGTTATAAGAAATATCATTAAAAATATGTAGTCTACTTTGAGGATTTGTTGTACCTATTCCAACATTTAAAGTATTGGTATTGTATATATTATTTCCTGATGTAGCCCATTTAGGAAATCCTCCTGTATAAGATATAACACCGTCATTTATAGCTATTGAAGTACTATCAACTTTAACACCTCCTAAAACAGAAGTAGATGCTGTTGGTAATGTATAAGGAGTATGAGTAGATAAAATACCGTTTGCATCTATTGATAAATTATTACCAACTTTAATACCTCCTATAACAGAAGATGATGCTGTCGGTAATGTATAAGGTATATGAGTAGATAAAACACCACCAGTTATTGATAAATTATTACCAACTTTAATACCTCCTATAACAGAAGATGATGCTGTTGGTAATGTATATGTAGTAGGCAGAGTGATAATAGATAAAATACCGTTTGCATCTATTGATAAATTATCGCCAACTTTAATACCTCCAATAACAGAAGATGATGCTGTCGGTAATGTATAAGGTATATGAGTAGATAAAACACCACCAGTTATTGATAAATTATTACCAACTTTAATACCTCCTATAACAGAAGATGATGCTGTTGGTAATGTATATGTAGTAGGCAGAGTGATAATAGATAAAATACCGTTTGCATCTATTGATAAATTATCGCCAACTTTAATACCTCCAATAACAGAAGATGATGCTGTCGGTAATGTATAAGGAATATGAGTAGATAAAATACCATTTGCATCTATTGATAAATTATCGCCAACTTTAATACCTCCTAAAACAAGAGATGATGCTGTTGGCAATGTATATGGAATAGATGCGGGAGTAGTTAAAATACCATTTTCATCTATTGATAAATTATTACCTACTATAACACCTCCTAAAACACCTCCTAAAACAAGAGATGATGCTGTTGGTAATGTATAAGGTGTATGAGTAGATAAAAAACCATTTGCATCTATTGATAAATTATTGCCAACTTTAATACCTCCTAAAACAACATCTGACGCAGTTGGTAATGTATATGTATTATTAATTTTAAAATCATCACTGATTGAAATATTAGTACCTGCTGAAAGCTTGTGATCTAAATTACTATAACCAAAATTAGCATTATTAATTTTATATTTAGAATTTAATGGAATATTAATATTACCACTGACTTCTAATCTATTATCGAGAATACTGTTAATATCAACACCAATACCAACCTTTTGATTTTTAAAAATTAATGCTTTATAAGGATTTATTGTACCTTTATTTTCTTTATAATTAATATTACTATTTCCTAAAACAATAGGCATAATTGCTTTAATAGTAAAGGCTTTCTATATAAATAATAATAAAAAAAGAGTATTTTTACTGTCCTTAGGTTTTCTATGCTTACATAGAAAACGATAAATGATAATAAATATATATTTTGTAATTTGAGAAGTATATTATACTCATTTCAGTATGAATTAAAATATAATTTAATTTACACTCTCAGTTACTTCAATATTACTTGTATTTGGATCAATATTTAACAAATCTTCTAACCTTTTTAACCTCATTTCTTCATCATAATTAATTTCCATTAATTTCTTAACAGCACCAAATAAAGTATAGTTTATTTGTCCCATGTCTATTGAATGCATATCTGGAATATTTAATTCATCGCTATTATAATTATTTGTAAATACTGACTTTGGAAATATATCTTTTATTTCCTGTGCTATAAATCCTAATTGATTAGTATCCTTGTTACGAGTCTTAAACTCTTTAATATAATTAAAGCGCTTTAACTCTAATCTATCTATATTTTCATAGCATTTATCATAAGAAGCGATTTCTATATTTTCTTTTATCCTTCTATCTGATGTTTGCGTCCAATATAAAGAATTATTAAAATTATAAATATCACCATTTGATGGATCAAATTTAATATAATCGCTATCGCTTCCATTAATTGAAGATTTTACAATAAGATAACCATAAAGATAACCATTTCCATCATAGTTACCTATTTTAAAATCTCTATTGGCATCACTCGAAGTCCCTCTTATTAACTCTATTATAGAATTATTTGTATTTTGAATTATCAAACTACAAGTACTACTACTACTATTTTCTTCTAAAATATGTAGTTTACTTTGTGGATTAGATGTACCTATTCCAACATTTAAAGTATTGGTGTTGTATATATTATTTTCCGATGTACCCCATTGCGGAATTCCGCCAGTATAAGATATAACACCTGCATTTATAGCTATTGTAGTTCCATCAACTCTAATACCTCCTAAAACAGAAGTAGATGCTGTTGGTAATAATGTATACGGAGAAGGAGCAGATAAAACACCGTCAGTTATTGATAAATTATTGCCAACTTTAATACCTCCTAAAACAGCACCTGATGCTGTTGGTAATGTATAAGGAGAAGGAGCAGATAAAATACCTCCTGTTATCGATAAATTATCACCTACTCTAACACCTCCAATAACAGAATCAGATGCTGTTGGTAATGTATACGGAGTATAAGGAGGAGCAGATAAAACACCGTCAGTTATTGATAAATTATTACCTACTTTAATACCTCCAATAACAGCACCTGATGCTGTTGGTAATGTATAAGGAGGAGGAGAAGATAAAATACCGCTCGCGTCTATTGATAAATTAGCACCTACTCTAACACCTCCAATAACAGTGTCTGATGCTATTGGTAATGTATACGGAGTATAAGGAGGAGCAGATAAAACACCGTCAGTTATTGATAAATTATTACCTACTTTAATACCTCCAATAACAGCACCTGATGCTGTTGGTAATGTATAAGGAGGAGGAGCAGATAAAACACCGTCAGTTATTGATAAATTAGCACCGACTCTAATACCTCCAATAACCGCATCTGATGATATTGGTAATGTATATGATGGAACTGATAAAATACTGTTTGCATCTATTGATAAATTATTACCAACTCTAATACCTCCAATAACAGCATCAGATGCTGTTGGTAATGTATAAGGAGAAGGGGCGGATAAAACACCGTCTAATATTGATAAATTATTACCTACTCTAATACCTCCAATAACAGCACCTGATGCTGCTGGTAATGTATATGTATTATTAACTTTAAAATCAGCACCTATTGAAATATTAGTACCTGCTAAAAGTTTATGATCTAAATTACTGTAACCAAAATTAGCATTATTAATTTTATATGTAGAACTTGAAGGAATATTAATATCTCCATTAACTTCTAAACTATTATTGAGAATACTATTAATATTAACTCCAATACCAACTCTTTGATTTTTAAAAAGTAATGCATTATAGGGGGTTATTGAATTTTTATTTTCCTTATAACTAATATTACTATTTCCTAAAAAAATAGGCATAATTACTTTATTACACAAAGGCTTTCTATATAAATAATAATAATTTATAATAAAAAAAACAACATGGAAGATATTCATATTCGTATATATTTGTTTTCTTTTTACACATTATTATACACAAATGTCTATATTTTACCAGAAAAAAGTTAAAATGGTTTCTTAAAGTTAACTAAAGTTAACTATGAATGAAATCTTGCATATTTGTAGGGTCTTCTTCCTATTGTAATTATACTCTTCAATATTTAACATATTTTGAATTGAGTTACTATCTTTATTAAGTAATTGTATCTAGTATCAAGTTGCTATGTGTCTCTCCCCGGATATTTAATAAATCCTCTAATCTTTTTAATCTCAAATCTTTATCATTTTTAATTTCCATTAATTTCTTAACTGCACCATATAATGTATAGTTTATTTGTCCTATGTCTATTGAATGCATATCTGGAATATTTAATTCATCGCTATTATAACTACTTGTAAATACTGACTTTGGAAATATATCTTTTATTTCCTGTGCGATAAACCCTAATTGATTAGTATCCTTGTTACCAGTCTTAAACTCTTTAATATAATTAAAGCTCTTTAACTCTAATTTATCTACATTTTCATAGCATTTGTCATAAGAAGCTCCTTCTATATTTTCTTTTATCCTTCTATCTGATGTTTGCGTCCAATATAAAGAATTATTAAAATTATAAATAGCGCCATTTGTTCCTAACATTTTAATATAGTCGCTATCACTTCCATTAATTGAAGATTTTACAATAAAATCCCCATTATAGTTACCTATTTTAAAATCTCTATTGGCATCACCAGAAGTCCCTCTTATTAACTCTATTGTAGAATTAACGGCTGGTGGTACTGAACGATATCTGATTATAACTATACCTGAACCGCCATTTGCTCCATTTTCTTGACCACCAGCACCACCTCCTGCAGCACCACCTCCTCCACCTCCCCCACCTCTATTTGCAGTACCCGCGACCGCATAGGAGGGAGTATTGGAAAGGGCGTTGGAAACCCCTCCATTCCCACCTCCGTCAACACCAGAACCATAAGTACCTTCTGACCAAGTACCACCTCCTCCTCCACCACCATAAGTAGAAACAGTTCCAATAATAGAGTTTGATAATCCAGAACCACCATTACCACCTCCAGAAGTTGAAGCATTTAAACCATTCCCTGCGGCACCTCCACCACCACCTCCTCTATAATTATTGCCCGCCCCGCCATTTCCACTTACACTATTTCCAGTACCTCCACTATTACCTCCGCTTATACCACCAGAACCACCACCACCACCACCTCCACTTGAATAATTGCCAGAAACAACACTACCTTCCGTCGGTGTTGTTCCGGTTGTGTATTGATGCCCTCCTCCTCCTCCTCCACCAGCAGCAAATAAACTAATAAATGATGCATTTGTAGATGTAATTGAAGACGTAGAACCATTCCCTCCTGTTCTAGCTGCTGAATTACTGCTACCAGAGCCACCATTACCAACAAATACAACACAATTCCCGACAGGTAAAGTTACATTTGTTTTATATATAACATCACCCCCTCCTCCTCCACCTCCATATTGCCCTCCACCACCACCACCACCAACAAGTAATATATCACAATTAATGCCACCAGTAGGAACTGCAAATGTATAATTTATACCCGCTGTTGTAAAAACCATATACCTTTCATTTGTGCCTATTGCTGCATGTGTACTTGGACTATTACCAGAAAAGGTTGCAATAAAAGGTGTTGTAGATATAGGTCTATTATTTTGAATTATCAAACTACAAGTACTACTACTTTCTTCTGAAATATGTAGTTTACTTTGTGGATTAGATGTACCTATTCCAACATTTAAAGTATTGGTGTTGTATATATTATTTCCCGATGTAGCCCAATTAGGAATTCCTCCTGTATAAGATATAACACCTTCATTTATAGCTATTGTAGTACCATCAACTTTAACACCTCCTAAAACAGAAGTAGATGCTGTCGGTAATGTATAAGGAGAAGGAGCAGATAAAACACCTCCTGTTATTGATAAATTAGCACCTACTCTAACACCTCCAATAAAAGTAGGATATATTACACCGCGATATCTAATAATAACTATACCTGAACCGCCAGCTGCCCCATTTAACTCCCCGGAAACCCCACCACCTCCACCTCCTCCACCACTATTTACAGTACCTGCAACTGGATAGTCCTGATATCCACCACCACCACCACCATCAACGCCATAACCACTAGTACCACCATTCAAACTACCACCTCCACCTCCACCACCATAAGTAGAAACAGTTCCAAGAATAGAGTTTGATAATCCAGAACCACCATTACCTGCGCCAGAATCTGATGCATTTAAACCATTCCCTTCTGCACCTCCACCGCCACCTCCTTTATATTGTCCATTGTTACTCCCGCCATTTCCACTTACACTATTTCCAGTTTCTCCATATGCATAACCATAACTGGCACCACCACCACCACCACCTCCGCTTGAATAATTGCCATCAATAACACTACCTGCGGTCGGTGTTGTTCCAGGTGTTTGATTATACGACCCTCCTCCACCACCACCAGCAGCAAATAAACTAATAAATGATGCATTTGTAGATGTAATCGAAGACGTAGAACCATTCCCTCCTGCATTAAAATTGTCATTCACAAAACCACCATAGCCACCGTTACCGACAAATACAACATAATTCCCCGCAGGTAAAGTTACATTTGTTTTATATATAACATCACCACCACCACCGCCACCTCCATAACACCCTCCACCGCCACCACCACCAACAAGTAATATATCACAATTAATGACTCCGTTAGGAACTGTAAATGTATAATTTATATCTGTTGTTGTAAAAATCATATACCTTTCATTTGTGCCTATTGCCGCATGGGTACTTGGACTATTACCAGAAAAGGTTGCAATAAATATATTTTTTTCTGGTGCTATTGGTAATGTATAAGGTGTAGAAGTAGATAAAATACCATTTGCATCTATTGATAAATTATTACCAACTCTAACCCCTCCAATAACAGATGATGCTGCTGTTGGTAATGTATATATAATTGGTGCAGGAGCAGATAAAACACCTCCTGTTATTGATAAATTAGTACCTACTCTAACACCTCCAATAAAAGCAGAATCTATGACAGTGCGATATCTAATAATAACTATACCTGAACCGCCAGCTGCCCCATTTTTTTCACTATCGTATCCAGCACCACCACCTCCACCTCCTCCACCACTATTTGCAGTACCTGCAACTGGATAGGTGCCGTATTGCCCTCCATTGCCACCTCCGTCAACACCAGAACCACCAGTACCACCCGACCAAGTACCGCCTCCTCCTCCACCACCATAAGTAGAAACAGTTCCTATAATCGTGCTTGATAATCCAGAACCACCATTACCTGCACCAGAAGATGAAGCATCCAAACCGTTTCCTACTGCACCTCCGCCACCACCTCCTTTATGTTGTGAATTGTTACTCCCGCCATTTCCACTTACACTATTTCCAGTTTCTCCATATGCATAACCATAACTGGTACCACCGCCACCACCACCTCCGCTTGAATAATTGCCATCAATAACACTACCGGCAGTCGGTGTTGTTCCAGGTGATTGATCATACGACCCTCCTCCACCACCGCCAGCAGCAAATAAACTAATAAATGATGCATTTGTAGATGTAATTGAAGACGTATAACCATCCCCTCCTCTATTATAGTCACCAATACCACCATTTCCACCATTACCAACAAATACAACATAATTCCCAGAAGGTAAAGTTACATTTGTTTTATATATAACATCACCCCCCCCACCTCCACCTCCATAATTCCCTCCACCGCCCCCACCACCAACAAGTAATATATCACAATTAATGAATCCGTTAGGAACTGTAAATGTATAATTTATATCTGTTGTTGTAAAAATCATATACCTTTCATTTGTGCCTATTGGCTCATGTGTACTTGGACTATTATCAGAAAAGGTTGCAGTAAAGGCTGTTTTTGCAGTTGGTGCTATTGGTAATGTATAAGGTGTATAAGTAGATAAAACACCATTTGCGTCTATTGATAAATTATTACCAACTCTAACCCCTCCTAAAACAAGAGATGATGATGTTGGTAATGTATAAGGAGTTGGTGCAGGAGCAGATAAAACACCTCCTGTTATTGATAAATTAGTACCTACTCTAACCCCTCCAATAACAGATTCTGATGCTGTTGGTAATGTATAAGGTGTAGAAGTAGATAAAACACCATTAGCTATTGATAAATTATTACCAACTCTAACCCCTCCTATAAAAGTAGAATTTATGACAGAACGATATCTAATTATAACTATACCTGAACCGCCAGCACCACCTACACCACCTACACCACCATATGCTCCTGCTCCGCCACTTCCTGTATTTGGAAGAGCATTTCCTCCATTAACAGGATTTCCTGTAGCAGGTACTAAACCACCTCCTCCATCACTTCGAGTTGTAGTTCTATTTGGAAATGCATTTCCTCCTCCTGCATAAAATGTGTTCGTTCCAGTAATATTTACTTGAACGCCATCACCTCCAAAACCATCCCCGTCAGTGCTACCAACTTCTCCAGCACCACCACCACCCCCACCCCTGCTGCTCGCAGTGGCTTTTCCTCCATTAAAACCTCCAGCTACATAACTAGTACCATTCCAAAAAGTATTTCCTTGTGTTGCTAATCCTCCATTTTGCCTATTGTGCCCTCCTCCTCCTCCTGACCCGCCGTTACTACCCGTCTGCGAAGCAGTAGTAGCACCTTTGCCTCCTCCTCTACCAATCAATTGAATGTTATCAAATGTAATATTATTGTCATTGGAATCTGTTATTGTACTATTATTTCCATTTGTATTAGAAGCCCCTCCTTTACCAACATTAATTTTATATGTACCCGCATTTAAAGTTTTATTAATCATATAAACTATGCCTCCAGCACCTCCTCCCCCCGGTTCATTACTACTGCCATCTCCGTTACCACCCCCACCACCACCACCAACAATTAATATATCACAATTAATGCCACCGGTAGGAACTGTAAATGTATAATTTATATCTGTTGTTGTAAAAACCATATACCTTTCATTTGTGCCTATTGCTGCATGGGTACTTGGACTATTACCAGAAAAGGTTGCAATAAAGGTTGTTGTTGCAGTTGGTGCTGTTGGCAATGTATATGGAATGGGTGCAGGAGCGGATAAAATACCTCCTGTTATTGATAAATTAGCACCTACTCTAACACCTCCTAAAACAGACACCGATGCCGTTGGTAATGTATAAGGAGTGGGAGCAGATAAAACACCGCCTGCTATTGATAAATTATTACCAACTTTAACACATCCTAAAACAGCATCTGATGCAGTTGGTAATGTATATGTATTATTAATTTTAAAATCAGCACCTATTGAAATATTAGTACCTGCTGAAAGCTTGTGATCTAAATTAGTATAACCGAAATTAGCATTATTAATTTTATATTTAGAACTTGAAGGAATATTAATATTACCACTGACTTCTAAGCTATTATCAAGAATACTGTCAATATCAACGCCAATACCAACTTTTTGATTTTTAAAAAGTAATGCGTTATAAGGATTTATGGAATCTTTAGTTTCCTTATAACTAATATTACTATTTCCTAAAACAATAGGCATAATTACTTTAATAATTGAGGCTTTCTATATAAATATTATAATTATTTATAATAATAAAAAACAAGGATGTTTTATTTTAGTAATAATGTTATTCAATTTAGCAACTTTATTTTTCATATCTAAGGCTTAAATATGTAAATGTGTATATTTTCAGTTTCTAAGGTTGCATAGTCTCTCTCTTGATATCTAATATTTTCTCTAATCTTTTTAACCTCAATTATTTATCATTATTCATTTTAATTAATTTTTTTGCTGCACCATACAATGCATAGTTTATTTGTCCTACTTCTATCGAAAGCATATCTGGAATATTTAATTCATCGCTATTATAACTATTTATAATTGCAAATATTACTATTTCCTAAAACAATAAGCATAATTGCTTTAATAGTTAGGCTTTGTATAAAAAAAATTATAATAAGTA